TCATAGCCACACTTCTCTGCTATATAAATAAACATGTGACACGCCCGAAGAGTGAACTCTGCTGTAGCACGCTTATCGAATGCCGAATAATCGCCTGCGACGATCCTATCGTCACCATGGGTTGTGAGGATGGAGTGGAGTCTGTCCCAGTCTTGCCCGTGCGCATTAATACCAACGGCACTACCTGTCAGTTCCCAGTTGTCTTGAATCAACTTGATTACTGGAAGGTAATATTGTCGCATGAGGATAATCATAGACACGGGACAGTTTGCGAATATTCGCCTTTTCTCCTTGGTGAAAGCCACGGGTTCGTCCTTCTCGGTCGCACAGAAGAGGGGATACGCCCTTTCTCCTCTCGCATAACATTGGCGGATGCGTAGATAGTCATCATACACACCACTCTCATCTGTGAAGGTCCACGGTTCGCTAACCCCAGGGACCTCTTCCTCCAAGCGCCGCATATGCGGCTTCTTAGGTCCCTTAAGTGGCAAGCCCACTGAGGTGTTGCGGTCGATCTTCTCGAACCCCTTGACACCGTCGACTCCATTAATGGAGTGTAAGTAGGAAAGAGGTTTCACACACTCTTTGCTAACTGACGGGTTGTCGAGGATCTTGAAATCCCAAAACCGCTTTATCGCCCTATTAGCGACGTCGAGCACGCGCGGGTCGAACACATTTTCAGCCGTCGAGATGATGTCGAATTCACGCTGAAAATTGTGCCATGGAGGCTTGCGCATTGGGGCACCGTGCTTGCGCGCGTATCCCGTGTGCTTGGTGATACTGTCGCTTATTGGCGACTTGGTCACTTGTGATCGGAATTTGGCAATCCCGAAGTTGTGCTCACCGTAAACGGTGGCATTATGGGGGGCGATAACGCCTTCAGACTCTATGGGCATGAAGCGGGAACAATGCTTCGTCGGAACAGAAGCCTGCACCTCAATCTCCTGATTCATGCCCACGTTCGGAAAATCGCCTTCGCTGGGTATGCAAAATGCAAACTTAGCGTCAAGTTCCGCAATGGCATGTTCAATGTTGGACATGTCAATGGGTTCTATCACGCCTTTGGAGCCCTCAATGCTGCCAGCGACATGCACACCAATTATGGATGGGCGACTGGATATGGTAACCAGTGGCATCATACACAAACCTCGGTATGCTTTAAACCCGGGAGCAAAGCTGCTCCTTATCTTCTTGCCCCCAAGATCTTCCCCATTATCACCAGTGATGGTAAAATGTTGAAAACCATGCATCTCAATGACATGTTGAGTAACTTCTCCAAGGAAGTTTCTCACCACGCCAATGGCCTTTTCGTTGGCCGAAGAGACGCAATGGGGAGAGAAGAATTTCCCCACGTTAGGTTGGGAACCGGCACCTATAACGCGGACAACAGCGAGATCGGACTTGCCGACGCGCACCCAATGCTCGCGTGACACACTACATGAGGCGCGCGGCC